CAGCGGCCCATCCTAGCCGGCACTCATGCCGGCGTCACCCGATCAGACGGCGAGGTTCTTCGTCCCGTCGATGCGGCCGACGTTCTTGAACAGCACGTTCTTGTTCGGGCTGTGCAGCGTGAGCGTCAGGTAGAGCACCTGCGACCAACGCATCGACGTGTCGACGGTGGCGAGCGGGATGCGCGTGAACGGCGCGAGCTGCTTCACCATGATGTTCTCGCGGTTGCCCTGCAACAGCGCGGCCTTCGTGGTGCCGGGGAGGTCACGGTTGAGATCCCCGAAGCTCGTGACGGCGCCCGTGCGCTTCACGGTGATCATCTCGACGGCCTCGGCGAGCAGACCGTTCACCTTCGTGCGGGAGATGACGTAGCACGACGCCAACGGCGAGCCGTCGGTGATCGTGAACGACACCTTCTGTCCCGCGGCGACGGTGATGGCGGCGCCGCCGTTCACGTCGACGGGGATGGAGAGGCCGTAGCGGTTCTTCGCCACGACGCGGTAGCGGTAGTCGCCCGCGTCCGTCGCGATGAAGAGCGAGGTCTCGCCGCCGCCGGGAGCGCCCGCGGCGCCGACGCCGATGGTGGGCACGCCGGGGCGCTTGGCGATGTCGCCGACGCCGGCCGCGATGGGCGCGCGACCGGGCTCGATGAACACGTCGGGCTGGAAGCGGATCGGGCCAGCCTGCGTGCGCATGCCCTTCACCGCGAAGCCGACGTAGCCGTCGCCGCCGCCGGCCGGGACCGGGATCTCCGACCGCTGCGTCGGGTAGAAGAGCCGGGCGAGGTCGCTGTAGACGCCATCGGCCATCCACAGATCCGTCGGGATGCCGTAGTTGGGCGAGGCGCGGATGACGTGCGCCGCCTCTTCGATGACGTCTTGGTTGAGCGGCTTGCCGCGCATGTCGACCACGTTGGGCGACTGCGCTTCGAGCTGCGCGAAGAGGCCGTCGAACTCGGCCGGGACGAGGTTGCTGTCGGCGTAGAAGAGCGCCTTCTCCACCTGCCGCAAGAGCCACATCGTGCCGTTCACCGTCTCCTGCGCGACCGCGGAACCGATGTGGGTGCGCACCGTCTGCATCACGTGCGTGATGCGCCGGGTCGTGCCCATGTACTTCACGATGTTGAACTCACGCGAGTAGGTCGCGTCGTCCTCGGCGGGCAGCTCGCCTTCCTCGATGAAGGCCGCGACGCCGTTGCCGTACTCACGGAGCCGGCTGTACTCCTCGACCGTGTTGTAGGCCGGGGTCTTGTCGAGGAACTTCCAGAACTGGATGTGCTCCATCCGGTACGTCACGTTCTTCAACGTGCGGTCGAGCGACTCCGGCTTGAGGGTGAAGCCGTCGCCGGCGACCACCGCTCCGGGCGCGTTGCGCTCTTGCCCCGAGCGCAAGGCTTTGTTGAGGTTCTGCATCTCCTCGGCGCTCGCCGAGCCGAAGCCCTCGATGCCGTCGTAGTCGGAGGTTCCGACGAAGGTTCCGTAGCTCATGTGATTATCTCCTTGGATCTTTGTGAGAGGTGAGGGTGGTGAGCGACGCCGGCTAGGCGTTGAGCCCGAGGGTGGTGGGGTCGATGCCGCGCGCCTTGCAGACGAGGCGCATGGCGTCGGGGGAGAGGAGCTGCGTGGTCTCGTAGCGGCTCGACTCGAGGACGAGATCCACGCCGTCGACGACGCCTTGCTTGCCCTCGCTCTTCTCGAGCAGCTCGTCGAGGGTCTGCAAGATCACGCCCTTCGTGAGCTGCACGTCGTTGCCCTTGCCGCCCTGCGACTTGCGGATCGCGCCGCTGTCGTTGACCTTCTGGCCGACGCTGGTGCGCGCGACGCCCTTGGCGGGAGCCGCCTCGACGCTGGCCGTGGAGACGCCGGCGAGGCTCTTCTTGAGCGCGCGGATCTCCTTGTCCTGCGAGATGACGACGGCGCCGAGCGCGTTGAGGCTCTTCGCCAGCGCGCGGTTGAACTCGCCGACCTCGGAGAAGCTCTTGGTCATCTCCTCGCGGCTGTTGTCGAGCGCCTCGGCGACCTTGGTGAGAGCGGCGTCGAGGAAGTCGGACACCTCGAAGCCCTGCGCGATCTGCGGATTCTCCATGAACGTCTCCCGGTTGCTCTTCTCGAGCGTGGTGGTGTCGTCGGCGAACGACGACATCTCGGCGCGCTCCGACTTGGTGAGGGGGGTGCCGGACGCGAGCTTCGCCGCCAGCTCGCGCTCGCGCGGGTTGACGCCGTTGGCCGAGGCGTTGGCGATGTTGTCCATCTCGTCGAGCGCCTTGACGAGCGTGTCCTCGGTGAGATCGCTCTTCGCGGCGTCCTCGTCGATCTCGTCGTCCTCGTCGTCGATGCCGTCGTCGTCCTCATCGTTCTCGGCGGCGCCTTCGGCCTCGCCTTCCTCGGAATCCATGTCCGCCTTCACGATGGGCTCGTCGTCGATGGTGGGGGTGGTCGTGCGCTTCGCCATGTTCTTGCTCCGTTTGTGGGGTCCGCCGGTCAGGCGGCGTGTGAGACGACGAACTGAAAGATCCGTGCTGCCGTCGTGGTGGTGATGCCGGGGTACCGGCCGTGGATCAGCTTGAGCGCCTCGCTCTTCGTGAGCTTCTTGCGCTTCTTCTTCTTCGACGACGCCGGCTGCGCGCCGTTGGCCGACGCTTCGGTGAACCCGGCGGGCGCCGCGCCGCGCGGCGAGCCGACGGGCGCGCGAAAGCCGATGGCGTTGGTGTAGCCGCCGAGCGATTCAGGCATGAGCGCCCGGCCGCTGCCGGGGGTGCCGCCGCCGTCGCCGTCTTCGCCGCCGCCGGCCTCGAGCGCCTTGCTCATCTCGACGGCGCTCAAGCTCTTGGCGAGCACCTCGAGCGCGGTGCGGTTGTTCACCGGGCAGTTGGTGATCGCGACGTTCTTGACGATGGCGCGCGCGACGATGGGCTCGCCGGCCTTGCTCATGCGCTGCGTGACGCGGCCCTCGACGGAGAAGCCGAGGCGCCGCGGCGTCTTCTGCAACGACTGCGCGAGATCCCACAGCTTGTCGCTCGGCGGATGGCCTTGGAGCAGGTAGCCCTCGACGAACCACCCGGTGCGGTCGGCGTGCGAGCCGCTCGGCATGCGCTCGCCCTTGCGGATGAGCTTCGCCGTCTCGGGGAAGCCCACGATGTCGGCCGTCGCCTTGGAATGGTTGTCGTTGAACCACCCGTCGGCGAGGAACGGGGAGAAGTCGAGCCCCTCTTGCAGCACGCGCTCGTTCTGCTTGTCGAGATCCGCGGTGGACACGAAGCCACCGATGCGCCGCGCCTTCTCGGGAGCGACGCCGGCCTTCTCGAACGCCTCCATCTCGAAGTCGAAGGCGAATGTGCTCTCGGTCTCTCGCACCTTGGATCTCCTAAAACGAAAACGGGCGGCACCGCTTTCGCAGTACCGCCCGCCTCTTGTGACCGTTCGTGGTCTAGGCCGTTGGGTCCGGTGGTCAGGCTAGAGGCTGGATCACGGGCGCGTCAAGCGCGTCGTTACGAGCTTCGGCGCCGGTTCATCCGCGGGGCACGCGCTCTTTGCGAGCGTGACGGGGATGGGGATCTCTGCCTTGCAGCGCTGGCAGTTGGTCACGCACGTCGTGCCGTCGGCGGAGAAGACGAGGATCGGCACGCGGACCTTGAGCTTGCCGTCGCTCTTCTGCAAGAGGTTGGCGTTGCAGACGGGGCAGCGCATCAGGCTTCGCCTCGGGCGCGCGCGATGCGCACGGGATCCATGGGCGGCTTGTTCGCTTGTCGACGTGCGAGGTCATCGCGGATGCGTTCGCGCTTCACCTCTGCGCCCTCGCGCGCGCCCTCGCGCGCGTCCTTGAGCGTGTCGGGTGCGAAGTGCTGCACGCCCTTCGGCGGCTTGCGCATCCGCTTCGCCGGCTTGAACCGATCCTCGGGAGAGAGGCGGCTCGCGCGCGCGACGGCCTTGCCCTCGTCGCGCTGCTTCTTCCGCTTCTTCTTCCCCTTCACGGTGAGCCCCATCTCGTCGGAGATCCCGACGATGTTCGCCGGACGCTCCGGCCGCGGGGAGTCTTCGTTCCCTCGCCAGCTCATCATACCGAGCCGCGCGGGCGAGCTGCCGAGCTGCTCAAGGGCCTCGGCGGCGCTCTTGAGCACGTCGATCGCGTCTCGGATCTTTGGCTTCTCGACGTCAGAGAGGAACGGCCCGCGGAATGGATCTTTGTAGAAGTCCGCGACCGGGCCGTAGTCGGCCTCGTGGAGCTTCGTGTACTCGGGCGCCGACATCTCGTGCGCGTGGAGCGCGTGCGAGATGGCCTCGCGGTGCTCGGCTTCGGCGTCGTGACGGCCCTCCCATCGGTAGTCGGCCTCGATGCGGTGGGCGGGCACGGGGCGGCCGCTGTCGACCATCGCGTGCTCGTGCATGATCTCGGCGCGCGTCTTGAGGTGGGCGAGCTTGCCGCCGCCGAAGGCTTCGACGATGGCGTCGCGCTTCCTCTCGGTCACGGTGCCCTTGCCGTGGTGCTGCTCGATCTCGGCGCCGGGGATGCCGGCGAAGTGAACGGACCACGCGCTGTTCAGCTCCGCCTCGAGCACGTGAAGCATGACGGCTTGGCGGTTGTCGGTCGTCTCCGCCTTGTCGGCCGCTCGCAGATCCTCGAGAAACTTCGTTGGATCTTTCTTGAACGCGCTCATCTCTTTCAGGGAGAGCCTTGCGCGAGCGCCGACGGCGGCGCGTTGCTTCGGCGGGAGCCACTCGCCGGGATAGGAAATGTTCTCGTGGTACTCCTCGCGCTCGAACGCTTCGCCAGCGAGGCGCTTGATCGTCCGGTCGGTGGCGGCGGTGAGCTTGCGCGGCCGCGACCATCCGCCGGCCTTCGTCGGCTTGGATCGCTCGACGGCGCTCGTGATCTTCACGCTGTCGAGGAACACCTCGGACGCCGGCGATGCGCGCTTGGCGGCCGCCATGACCTCATCGTAGCGGTCGCTCTCCTTCCCGAGCCCGAGGAGGTGGACGCGCGCGGGCTTCTTCGCCGCCATGAACGCCTCGAACTCCGCCGTCGTCGTGGCGTCCTTCTTCATGGGGATGGCGCGGATGTAGTCGTCGAAGCCGAGGATGGATCGAGCCTTGTCGTCGAAGTCGGCGAGGGAGAGCTTCCCCTTCTGCAACGGCACGAGGATGTTCGCGCCCTTCGCGTGGATCTCGCGCACGCGGTCGGCGTACTTGGCGAGGCGGTCGGCGGTCTCGTCTTGGAACGCCACCTGATCGGGGGCGACGGCGTAGAGCTGGCGGCCGAGCGAGGACGCGAGGCTGTCGTAGAGGTCGAGCCGCTTCGTCCACTCGGCGTCGGAGATGGGCGCCACGACGAGCGGCCCGATCGGCTTGTCGGGGTAGGGGAGGTCGCCGGCCTTGATCCCCTTCTTCGCGTTGTCCTTCCGCGCGGGGAAGTTGAAGTCGACCTCGGAGAACGCGCCGCTGTCGACGAACACCTTGGTTCGCGTGCCCTTGAGCGCGTGGAGCGCGCGCACGGCGTCGTCGCTCACCTCGTGGGCGGCGACACCGACGTTCCAGCCGATCGACGCGAACCCTTGGATCTCGCCTTCATGGTTGGAGCCCGACGCGAAGTAGTTGTCGAGGTTCACGCCGGCCTCGCCCGCCTCGTGCCGTTGCTCGGCCTCCGGCTTCGGTGGCGTGAAGTCGAGGGCGAGCTGCGCGTGCGGCGCGGGCTCGGCGTACTTGTACTCCCACGACCCGTCGACGCCGCGGCGTCGCGAGATGTACTTGTGGCCCGCGCGCTCGGCGCCGTAGCTCTTCTGCCAGCGGTCGTTCTCGTAGTCCCACCCCGCGCGCCTGTAGGGCGTGCCAGCGGCCTCGAGCGCCTTGCGGCACGTCCAGCACGGCTCGGCGCCGTCGGTGTCGGAGAGCCGCGTCATCGCGCCGCAACGTGGGCAGGGATCGGTGCCGCCCTTCTCGAGCCGCATGTCGATCACGAGCGGGTCCGCCTTGGTGAGCTTCTCGCCCTTCTTCTCGACGAGCTTGCGCTTGAACTCCGGCACCGTCATGGCCGTCATCGACCCGAAGAACCTCGGATCGTTGTAGTGCGCGAGGTATGCGGCCTTCGCCTCGCTGGCCGATGCGAAGCCGAGAAAACACTTGTCCTCGTCGTAGCCGCCGAAAGATCCATCCGGCTTCTTCTTCTGTTGGTGGACGACGTACACGCTCGTCGCGTGCTTGTCGGGGCCGATGTAGCAGTCGACGTGCTCGCCGTCGGCGGCTTCGGTGAGCCGGATGTAGCCGTAGGGGTAGCGCACCTTCGTGGCGCCCTTCTCCTTCGCCACGGGGTCGTACCAATGGCGCAGCGAGCCGCGGCGGTTCTCGATCGAGATCGGCATGCCGGCGAACGTCAGGCGCCCGTGGAGCTTGCGGGCGGCCTTCTCGAGCGGGCGCTCGCTCTTCTCGACGGCGGCCTTCATGCCGCGCACGATGGCGGCGTCGCCTTGCGCGCCTTCGTCGCTCTCTTCGTCCGGCTCCGCCTTCTTCGGTTGCAGCTCGCCGTCGATCCATTCCATGCCTGCGGGGACGCGCACGAGCACGCATCCGCACCACGGGTGGATCGCTTCGATCGTCGGCTTCCAATCGCGCTTCTTGCGGCCGACGTTGGAGCCGTTCGCGCGCAGCTCGGAGAGCTTGAAAATGATCGGCTGTCCGCCGCGCAGGTAGAGCCGCTTGCAGTCGGGGCAGGCGTCGGGGCGCGGCATCTTCGACACGAGCTGCTCGGCGCCGTCCTGCTTCTCGATCGTGCTCGCCGTGCCTTCTTGGATCGCGTTGTTGCTCTCCGTCATGGCGATGCGCTGCCAATCACGGGTCCAGTTGCCCATCGCGTGCCCGAGGTCGGATCGAAGGCTGTCGATCGTCTCGCGCCGCGCGCGGTTGCCGGCGGTCTTGTCGGCGATGATCTCCACCATGCGCTCGGGCGTGAGGTTCGCCTCGGCGCCGGTGACGGCCGCCATGACTTGCCCGGCGACGCGCGTGCCGAGCCCGACGACGTACTGGCCCGCGTGCTGGCGCGCGACCTCGACGGACGCCTTCTCTTGCTGCGAGAGCTGCAACGGGAGCTTGCGCTCCTCGACGAGCTTGGCGATCTCCGCCGGGCTCTTCGTCGCGAGCTTCGGGTCGCGCAAGAGCGCGACGAGCTGGCCGTAGGCGAAGGCGTCGTCGATGAGCTGCGGGCCGTCAGGGACGGCGACGCCGGCGCCGCGGAGGTCTTTCAGGAGGTCGGGCGGGAGGGCCTTGTGGCCGAAGACGGCGATGGCGATGGCTGCGTGGTAACGCGCGATGATCGCGCGCACCGCTTGCAGCTTCTCGGCCGTCCACAACGCCACGCGGGGTTCTCCTCCGCGGCGCTACTTCAAGGCCGCGGCGATGTCGTCGATCATGGCGCCCATGAGGTTCTCGTAGAGCTTGGTCGCCCGATCGATGCCCTCTTGCGGCGCCCGGTGCCGGAGCTTCGGCGGGGCCTTCTCACTCTTCTCGAGGTCGCCGTGCGTGCATCCCGCGTGCGGGTCCACGCCGAGCCGCGCTGCAACCGCCGAAGCGAGCTTCGCCCGAACGTCGGGGGTGTCCTCGACGCCGGGCGGTAGCTCGACACGGATGCGGGCCTTCACGGCGCGCAGCTCACTCGAAGCGGCGATCGACGTGCGCCGTGGCCGTGAGGTCCGCGGCCGCAGTCGCGACGGCCGAGACGGCGATCTCGATGAGGTCGCCCGCCTCCACCTTCGCCAGCGCGTCGGTCGTCGGGAGCCCGACGAGCTGCGCGGGGTCCACGGCGTCGTGCGCGATCGAGACCGACGCCACGACGACGCCGTTCTTCTTGACCTCGACGACGGACGGGCCGGCGCCGGTACCGCACGTGCCGAGGCGCGCGCGGAGGTTGCGGATCGCCATGGGGCCGTCGGCGAGGAACTGCTGCTTCGTGCCCGTCGAGATGGCGCCGGCTTGCGAGCCGGTGACGTCGAGGGGCATCTGCAAGCCCTGCACGACGTTGGCGTGCTCGGCAGGGGTGAGGGTCGTCTTCAAGGTCATCTGCGTCTCCTTCGGGGCACGCCCGTAGTGGTTCGAGATCCGATGCTACACGCCCGTGAGCGCGTACAACACGGTCGCGTCTTCGGTGCCGGGGTTGTCTACCACGAGCGCCGTGACGGCGCCCTCGAGATAGAGGACGCCGCGGCCGCTCGTTGCTTTCTTGACGGCGATGTTCTCCGCGCCGCCGTTGATGCGCACGTTGATGTCCTTGTCGCTGGCGACGAGGACGAAGCCGGCGGTGGTCACGCCACCGAACGGGATGATGGCGCCAACGACGCCCGCGGCGACCTTGCGCATGCCGCTGTTCTCGTAGGACACGACGGTAGCCAAGTCCTCGGAACGATCCATGTTGCCGGGGTCAAAGAGCTTCTGCGCCTCGACGTCGCCGGAGATGAGCAGCTTGAGGGACCGCAGGAGCTTCACAAGTCGACCTCGAGATCCAGCACGCGGAGAGCGCGCCCTTGCGCGCGAGAGAGGCCGTAGCCGCTCTTCTGGACCGCATCGTCGCCTCCGGCGCCGTCCGGGTCAACGTCGCCTTGCGAGCCGTCGTCCGAGCCGCCGGGAGCGTCCGCCCACGGCGGCTGTCCGTCCATCTGCGGCGAGCCCGGCGGCGTGCCGTAGCCCTGCCCGCCTTGCTGCGCCTGTTGCTTCTCGGCGGCCTTGGCGTTCGCCCATTGGAGCCAAGTTGGATCGAGAATGACGTCGCCGAGCGACTCGGGGAGCGGATCTTCGCCGCGCTCCTTGCGCACCTCGTTGACGGTCTTGACGCTCTTGACCTCTTTCGTCTGCAAGTCGATGAGCGCCTCGGCGGTGCGCGCGTTCACGCCGGCGAACTCGATCCTGAATCGGTCGTCGAGCTTGCTCACCACCTTGTCGTTGAGCTGCTCGCACACGAACTTCGCCAGCGGCACGAGCCCCTTGTCCTTCGACTGCGAGAGCTTGTCGGCCTGCGAGCCCTCGGACATCGCCGACGTCTGCCCGCCGTTGCCGAACTGAAAGCCGATCTCCTCGGGGGCGATCTGGCACACGGCGCACGTCACCTTGAGGAGCCAATCGATCCAAGCCGCGAACTCCATGTCGCGGTTGCTCGTCTGCATGTTCAACCACTGAACGTCCTCGGCGTTCACGACGGGCGTGCGCCAAGCGTTCTGCACGCCGGTGATCATCGCGTACCACTGACGACGGAACGCGATCAGCTCCTTCTCGGGGATGGCGCCCTTGAAGTTGAGCAAGCCCTTCGCGACCGAGCCCTGCGAAAAGAACTTGGCGTTGTAGTCGATGCCCCACAGGAGCGCGGTGACGATGCTGATCAGCATCTCAAGCTCGGGCATGCCGTAGCCGCTGTAGCGGATGTCGCTGCGCGGGTTGCGGATGCCGAAGATCATCTCGGGCTCGGTGAACTCCGCGATGATCGTGTCGTCGTAAATCTGCACGTATTGGATCGACTCGTCGAGGTAGTCCACCTCGTCGAGCGTGTCCGATACGCGGATGGTCGCCGCGTCGAGCGCGCGCAGGTACGCGGGCGCGTTGCCGTCTTTGCGCGGCACGATCTCCGTCGTGAACTGATCGTAGACGAGGCTGTCCCACATCGACTTGCGCATCCACGCGCCGAACTTGTCGCGCTTGATGGTCAGCTCTGGATCTCCCATGCCGATCATCCACCTCGACAGCTCGTCAGCGCGGCGTTGGAGCTTCTTGGAGAGGTCTTGGCGCTTGTCCTTGAGCACGAACTTGAACCCGACGCTGTGCTCGTCGGGTTGCGGCTCGCAGAACGCCGCCATCTGGTTCAAGCGCGTCTGCAAGTAGGCGGAGAACGGCGGGACGCGCCGGGCCATCTCGCCGAGGGTGCGGAACGTGAGCGCGCTCGGCCGCTCGCGGAAGCCCATCTGATCGAGCGCGGTGAACGGGTCGTAGAGCAAGCCCTTGGGGTCGGCGGCCGTCGTCTGTTGGAGCTGGCCGGGGCGCGGGGCGCCGGGCTCTGCCTTGTTGAGCATGCCGCCGAGCATCGGGCCGAGCTGCTGTTGGATCTGCGCCTCGACGAGCCGCTCGATCGCCTCGCCGGTGGCGTCATGCACGGCTTGCGACAGCTTCGACTCGATCGCCGTCGCCATCATGGCGCGGATCTGCTCTGGCTTGATGAGATCCAACACCGTCGGCCTCCGCTAGTAGCCCGCGGACACGCCGGCGGGTGTGAGCCGCAGAGCGGCGAGGGTCTCCCGCAGGGTACGCCGCGTCACGGCGAGGCGCGAGAGCCCTTCGCGGAGCTGCGGGTTGCGCTCGCTGGCCGACGCGAGGGCGGCCGCGGCGAAGGCGACGACGGCATCGGGGTCGGGCTCGCCGGCGGCCATGCTCTTGCGCAGATCGAGCGACACGGTGGGGCGCTGCCCCGGCTGGACCGAGCGCGCGATCATCTTGGCGACGGGGTTGTCCTCCGCCTGCATGAGCTGCTGCCGGTAGCCGTCCTTCACGGCCGCGACGACGGCGCTCTTCGCCAGCTCGAGGGTGGCGCCGTGCTGCCGCGGCTTCTGGTAGGCGAGCGTGTGCCGGGCCGGGTCGGCGTCGAGCACGCCACGCGCGCCAGCGCCGACGGGAGCGGCCTCGGGCGCGCGGATCCAGCGCGGGCGATCCACGGTGGTGTCGACCATGCCGGCGCCGAGCCCGTCGTACAGGCCGGCCGGTGCCGGCGGGCCGGCGGAGCGGTCTTGGAAGCGGGAGATGCCCACCTCGTGATCCATGCTCTTGCCCATGTGACCTCGCACGCGGGCCTCGAGCGCCGCGTTCTCCTTCGCGTCGAACTTGGGAGCGCCCTTGCCCTCGGGGCTCTTGTGCATGTCGGGCGAGTAGCCGCGCATCTTGTGCCCCTCGTCCGCCGACTTGAAGGCGTCCTTCACGCCGTCGTGCGCGATCTGATCCCACGACCGCGGCCCACTCGGCTTCTCGCCGGTGGCCTTCACGCGCTCGGAGCTGGCGACGGATTCGTGAGCGCCGGTCATGTCGCCGTGGTGCTCGGAGAGGGCGCGGTGCGTGGCGTGCGACTTGTCGGCGCCCTCCGTCCGGCCCCTCGCGATCTTGTCCGCGGCGAAGGTGTGGTGCGAGCGCGTGGAGCGGTGCGCGATGGCGGCCTCTTCGTGGTCCTTCCCGCTCCACCCCTTCGTGTGCTTGTTGAAGTCCTCGGCGCTCGCGTGCGTGGCGTGGATCGTCTTGCCGCTCGAGGTCTCGCCGATGCTCACGGCGCCGCTCTTCTTCGGCTTCGGGGGCGGCTTCTCGCCTCCGCCCGCAGCCTCGGCGGCCGCCTCTTGGTGGCGTCCCTGCGTCGGCGCCTTCCGCACGTGCTCCGGCGCGGTCTCGACGGCGCGCTTCGCGCGCTCCTGCGCTTCGCCAAGCACCTCGCGGGCGTGACGGTGCGACGCCTTGTCCGTCGATGAGCCCATCGAATGCGTCGCCATGTCGGCGAGCCCGGCGGCCTTGCTCGCATGCGCGGTCGCCTCGTGGAAGCCGAGCTTCGTCTCGAGGTGGTCGTGCAGCGCCTTGAACTTCGCGTGCGCGCCCTCGAAGTGCTCCCTCTTCGTCATCTTCTCCGGCTTGAGGTTCGCGACGGCCTCGTGCAGCTTGTCGACGTGCGACTTGGCCTCGCCGCCGACCTTGTGCGTCGCGGCGGCCGACGCGGGCTCGCCCTGCTCGTCGGAGCGCGCGTTGACGGAATCGATCCAATGACCGTGCGCCTTCTCGTCGTGCTCCTTCGCCATGTTCTCGTGGAGCGTGGAGAACTTGGTGCCGCCGATGCTCACGCTCGCGCCGGGCTTCTCGAACGCCGACGAAGCCTCGCGCTGCGCGTGACCGGCAGCCTTGTGCGCCGCGTGCGCGAGCTGGTGGTCGGTGCTGTCGCCGCTCTTGTCGGCCTTGGCCGACGCCTCGCGCGCCGCCATGGTCTTCTGCACCGCCTTGCTGGCGACGCCGTGAGCCTCATCGACGGGATCGGGCGCCTTCGGCGCAGCGGCGGCCGCTGCCTTCGCCTTCTTCGCCGCTTTCCGCTCGCCGGCGAGGTGCTTGAACCCGGCGGCTTCGTCGCGGTGGCTCTTCGCGGCGTCGCGGTGCTCGGTCGCCAGCGGGCCGGAGACGTGCGCGGCCGCGGCCTTGTCGTGGGCCGTCGCTGCCAGCTCGTGATGTGCGGGGTTGGATCGCTTGTTCGCCGCGGCGCCGATGCGATGGGCATCGGCGGAGAGGTCGTTCGCGGCCGCGCGCGCCGCGTTGACGGCATCGCCGGGCTTGGTCGCCTCGGGGCGCGGCGTGTTGCGCGGCTTGTCGGCGTAGGGGAGCCCGGCGGCGGGGTTGCCGAACTTGGCGGCCGCGTCGGCATGCTTGTGCATCTCGGCGCGGTGCTTGTCGAGGTGCTCACGCCGGTCGGCGGAGTCTTCGTGCGTGTCGATGATGTCGTTGACGACTCCGGCGTGCGCGCTCGCGGCGTCGGCGTGGTCCTGCCCGCCGAACGAGGCGTGAGCCGCGTGGTCGAACGAGCCTTGGATCGGCT